AAATCATGTAGGTCTCTCTTTGAGATTCCATCGCAGGAATTATCTTTATTAGATGTGTGCTCTGTGAGTCCGAGAAGACGATGAACGAACTTTGTTGTTCGATCAATTTTCTCTCCCTCTAATTGAGGTACACGGACAATATGAGTATTTTTCGGTAATAGTTGTCTGAGATTAATCTCTTTCAAACTGTTACCATTGAAATACTTATATATATAACACCATCTATCCAGCTTTGTTATCTTTCTCTTTTCTTTAAAAGAAGACCCTAGACCGCCAAACTTAATTGGGACGTCTAGAGATTGGTACGTTTTCTTAAGTTGATTTTTATTAATCGATACATAAGTTTCCGTAACAAAGTCTCTATCAAAGATCCGAGTCAGATCATGGAATGTATTACCAATACTCTCGCCTCCTCTTACGAGGAGCTTTAGTTTACCAGAAGGAAGATATTCACCATTATAAAATAATTGTGAATTAATTGTACAGAAATTTCTGTCAATAAAATTCTTCCCTAAAGATAAACTTAAACCGAGAGTAGGTGCAAAACTACGCCACTTGCTTATTTCACTCATGTTTGCTCTCATTAAGATATCATCTCCGTTAATTAAAACTCGACTATTTGGTACACCTGCTTGTTCAGCAGTAACCAGATTAGCGAGGCATAATAACGGGAATGACATCAATGAACCCATTAGTTGACCATTTACTTGTTGACCTTCTACACCATTTGGATATAATATCCGGTGTGGACCAATTTCGTAACGAACCCACGCTTTCGTAGGTTCATGATCAATTTCCGATAAGATACCCTCCATGAGGGAACTTGTGACATCCATAGACAAATTGTCCGTGGCTGCAGTATAGTCTCCGGATAACCAGAATTTCTCTCCCTTAACACAAGGTGTGTCAAGACTAGAGACAATCTCTGGATATTCAGTAAGACTATCCTCACAATATCTAATGCGGAATGCAGGTTCATTTTTGAGCGCTTTCTCCATTGCTGCTTGGAAAGGTTTGAGCACGCGAGTCTCCGCTTGGGACACAGTAATCATTCGTACTTTTAAAGGTTCGGATAATGCCTGTGCTTCCACAGTTGGGAGTTCGCTTGTATCTGGAAACTTTTCAAATTTATAATGAGCAGTTCGTCGTTTACCAGAGTTTGAAGGATAATGATACCCTTTTGATTCTGTAAAAGACAAACGTTCATTAAATATGAATTGTC